GACCATACTACGAAAAAGCAGTTGGCGAAGTATTAAATGGTACGTGGAAAACTGCGGATACCAAATGGGGAACCAAAGAAGGTGCTAATGATTTAATTAAGATTAATGATGTTGTTAGCGATACTGCTAAGAAAAAGGTTGAAGAAGTTAAAGCAGGATTAAAAGCAGGTACTTTTGAAGTATTTAAAGGACCACTTAAAGACAATACAGGTAAAGTTGTATTAGAAAAAGATATGGTTGGTGATGATGCATGGAAAGGTAGGATTAACTTTTACATTGAAGGTGTAGAAGGTAAGATTCCAAGCGGTAAATAATTACTAGGGGGGGGTTTACCCCCTAATTAATTATAGGGATTTATGTGAATAATTATCATATAAGATATAATACACAGCATGCTGAATCTGATTTAGTATGGCGCATTTTTGAAAATGGTACAGAACATTTAGTAAAAAACTTTCATATCACTGTGCCAATGTATGGTGAATCGACCATAGAAAATGGTATACAAAAATGGAACGTAGCATGCAAAGGTGTAATGAAAATTGTTGATGGTGTAGCGATTATTGAACCTTAATACTTTACAGTTTATAGAAATAAATATATACTGTAAGTTATTGTTGTATGAAGTTGATGGAAAAGTATTGCGGACGGGGCTTCGATGCCCCCTGGTCCACCAAGTATGCTAGTACGGTAGCAATAGTGTGAGTGACTACTGTCTTGTGCGAGTCAAGACCATACCTTATGGGCCAGACATGGTTTCGACGGGGTAACAAGTACTAATATGGACAACACGATAGGCGAAGAACGTAATTCTAGCAAATCAAATAATCGCAAATGACGATTACTTTGGAGAAGTTCGCTTAGCTGCGTAACCTCCACGAGGTAGGAAAGACCTTGTAACCAAACCCACCAATAGGGGCATTCGTGCCCCTATTTTTTGTTTATAGTAGAGTTTATGAATAAATACATACCTTACTTATTAAAAAGGACACACTCATGGCTAAAGGCGCAACAACAATTACAATTAAAGACAATCCAATTAATGAAACATATAATAACGTTACAGGACTTACAGGTGGTACAGATCTTGGAGCGAAATTTGATGTAGTAAAAACTGATGGTACATATGCAGTTACTCTTGATTCAGCACCAACTAGCGCAGGTGCAGGATATCAAGCAGGAGATACCATTACAATTCTCGGAACAGATCTTGGTGGTGCTTCTCCACAAAATAACTTAATTGTTACCGTAGGCACTGTAGGCGTAGGCGGTAAAGTTGCTACTTTTGGTACAGTTGGCAGTGGTCGAGTTGGTGATGGTGTTATTGATATTAATATCGATATTGAAGGTTCAACAGGCATTGATGCATATCGTGTATATGGTGATAGCACTGATTACGGTATTTCATACGATGAAGGTGATATTATTGCTACAAGCCATTTAGTTCCAAATTTGACTTTTACAATGCATGATCACGAACGTGTACAATTTGATGATAAACATCTTGCATTTGACACTGTTGATAGTGATTTAGGACAAATTATTGCATTAATGGCTGCAGCAATTGGTGAGGATGATGTTACACCTGAATATATTGGTGCAGGTATGTACTTGAGAGAAACACTTGGTTGGAGCATTAAAGAAATTGCTGCAAAAATTTTAACAAGTGATGAATATTTAGATGATGCAGGTGATGCAAAAAATGCAACATTTGCTAAACACGTATGGAAAAATACATTTGGTCGTGATGGTACATATGATGAAATTGCTATGGTAGTAGAAGTTATCGAAAAGCATGGTTATTCACAGGCTGATGTGCTCATGGTTGCTGCAAGTCGTGAAGAATTATTAAATGTAATTGATTTAGTTGGTATGCAAACTACAGGTGTAGAATACGTTCCATTCGGTGGTTAATTATTTTTTGTAGTATTTTAGAGGCACCTTCGGGTGCCTTTTTTTATAAATATCTTACGATAGGAGATATTTATGTACATTTATCGTTGTAGAATTAACAAGGTTGTAGATGGTGATACCGTTGAAATAGATTTGGATCTTGGTTTCAACATTATATTAGCTAATCAAAAAGTACGTATGGCAGGTATTGATACACCTGAAAGTAGAACATCTATAACTGAAGAAAAAGAACGTGGTTTATTATCAAAGAAAAAACTAGCAGAAAAATTACCTGTTGGTAGTTGGCAACGTATTCAAACTATGAAAGCAGATAGTAACGATGATAAATTTGGTCGTATACTAGGTGTTTTTGTTATGGAAGATGGCATGAGTTTAAATCAATGGATGATTGATAATAACTATGCTGTATTATATCAAGGCGAAAATAAAGAACTAGTACAAGAAGGTCATCGTTATAATAAACAAAAGTTAATTGAAAGGGGTGAATTAAAGGGCTAAATACCCGCACATGAAACCCATAACTTTCTTATATGATCAAGAACCATTTGTAGAAACAGATGGTTCTTATTTTAGTAAACAACTAAACGCACATATACCAATTAATGGTTTAAGTATAGGACAAATTAAAAAAGCAAATACAGAAAAATTAGCAATGTTGCAACAACGACATACTATTGGATTATTTGCAAAAGAAGTTTTCTTACCTATACCACATATCTTATCATATCATTGTGAAGTAAAACATTGTTCAATAAATTCAGCTAATGGTAAAGCTATTTACGAATTGCGAGTACGTGCCCCTTTAGAATTCATTGAATATTGTGAATCCAATGAAAATGTTCTTAAATTATTACCATCGAATTTAGTTGATTCTATTAACTATGGGAGTACATTACTTTTATATAAAGAAATGCAAGATTATAGTTATGAAACAAATAAGTTCTTACGATTAAAAACTCTTTTTATAGATGCAGGTATAGACATAAACAATGTTATCATATTATCTAATGAGTGCCATAAAACTATTGACACTTATGATATGAACGTCATCTTTTGGGATTTTTATCAAAGTGTTGTGCGCTATGATATGCCCTATGATTTACAAACAGTAAACCAACATTATGATTACAGAATAAACAATGATAGTAAACGGTTTATATGTTTAAATCGTGTACCAAGATCACAACGAGTTGCATTTGTTTATTTTTTATACGCACAGAAGTTATTAAAATATTTTAATGCAAGTTTGTCTAATTTAATGGAATTTACCGGAGATACTAAGAAAAGATCTTTTAATTATGCCACTCCGCTTATGAAGTCTATTGTGACTTATAACGAAGCAAATTTTGAAAAATTTAAAAAAATATTACCATTACAATATGATCAAGATGACCCTATGAAGTTTTGGAGTTGGGATATTTACAATGAAAACATGTGTAAAAATAATCATATCTTTATTGTAACCGAAACATGGTGGAATGAAAAACCATTACCTATATTAACAGAAAAAACTTTTAAATCAATTGCATTAAAGATGCCATTTATTTTACTCGCACAACCACATTCATTATCTAAACTTAAACGTGATGGTTATCAAACATTCAGTGAATTATGGGATGAAAGTTATGACAGTGAGGAAGATGATGTAAAAAGATTTACTAAGGTATGTGCATTAGTTAAAAAACTATGTAGTATGTCAGATACAGCTTTTATGAGCATGATTGCAAAAAGCAAATCAATAGTAGATTATAATTATGACATACTAAAAAATAATACAAAAGATCAAGAAATAGTAGACAATTTAATTAAATGGAACAATACTCCTTAGTTGCAAGATGGCTACAAGGTCATATCCCTAAAAAAATATTACCATGGCAAATAGATATTGATACAACTAATATTTGTAATCAAGATTGCTATTATTGTTACACAAGTGATTTTAGAGAACAACAACCTGTATATCAAACGTCTGAACAATACATTAAGTTAATAGATCAATTGTACCATTGGAGTGAACATGATCCAAACACAATTGGTACCATATCAAATGTTATATTCAGTGGAGGAGGTGAGCCAACATTGTTACCACGTTACGAGGAAGTAATTGAGCATACGATTGATTGTGGTTATGTTGCTGCCATGAATACCAATGGAACAAAACTAGATAAGTTATTAACTATATCACCACATAAACTTAAACGTATGGCATATATAGGGTTAGACATTGATAGCGCAATTGAATATACATATGAAGAAATTAGACGTAGTAAAATGACTCAGAGTCCTTTTAGTAAGGTTAAAGAAATAGCTAAAGAGTTAGGAAAAATGGGCGCACCTATTGATATCAAAGCATTGCTTATGCCACAAAATACAACTGATGATGAAATACGAGCACTAGTATTATATGCAAAAGAAGTTAATGCTAGAGAGATACATGCTAGACCTGTTGTATTAAATGAAGAATGTTTTACTGTTACACCTAGTATAATAAAAACATTTGAGCATTATGCGTCTATTTATAACGTTAAAGTTGATATAAGGTTGGCAAGAATAGGTGCACGAGATTATAAACAATGTCATCAATTTTTTCTATTTCCATCATTCTCTGCTGATGGTAAAATTTATGTATGTTGTGAATATAAAGGTAGGAAAGATATTTGTTTAGGATCGTGGGTAGATGATGATTGGCGTGATTTGTGGTGTGGTGAAAAACACAAAGAAATATATAAACATTTCAAGACTGTTTTTTGCAGACCATGTAGACCAAACCACACCAATAATCAAATAGAATATGCCTTAAAAGATTATAACAAAGTATTACGTGGTTTTATATAAGTGAAGATACTTGATCACTTATTGTAAATGCCCATGACTCTGTTACATATTTTATGTAATAATCAAATGGAATATGGCAATAACCAACCATGCCCCATTCTTCACCCCATACATTTTTAGCTATAAAATATTGTTCATCAATGTTATAACCTACTAATACCATAGTATGTAGTCCATAATATAACTGACCAAATTTTGGGTGTTTTACATGATAATTATCTTTATTATATCCAAGAAAATCTTCGTAAATGTTGATACCAATTACAGGTGGTTTATTAACTGATATAGAATCTACTGCATCATTTATGTTATATAGTGAATAATATTCTGTGATATAACGATACTTTGCATCTTCGTAAGCAGCATCGCTAGGTTTTTCATCGACTTTAGTTAGGTCATAGGGCCATAATTTTTCGTCACATGCACCGTAGTAATATACTGCACGTAATCCGCTGCGTAATGATATACTGTAGTCTTGTGCAGATACACCTTCTAAGTAACGTGCATTATAGAAAATAAACAAACTACTTAAATCCACATATTTGTCAGGATAATAATACATTAATTGCATTTGGTAAGAATCTGCAATAACTTTACCTACGCTAGTACCAATATAATTTGGATTTTCTATAATATCACTTTTACGTAAATCCATCGTTTCTCTTGTTGGAACACGTGGTTTTTTAAACCTAAAATCACGCTTATCGTATCTACTAGGTTTAACTGTAAACTTTTTAAGTAATTTAATATCAATCATATTATCCACCAATTACCTGCACGTGAAACTAAGCTTACACTTTGATAAGGTGTACTAATAATATAATTTGCCTTATTATCAATTTTTTGAACACCCGTTGGAGTAATTGTAATTTTACCACTACCTTGACCAAACTCATCTTTAATAGTATAAACACGCCCATCAAATCCTGATGGTAAAGTAACTGTTACAGCATTTGCAGAACTTACGCCAATGTACTCATCCATTACATCTGCGGTATAATTTGCTGATATGCCTACAACATTAATTAAATCAGCACCAAAACTACTAATAGTAATATTTCCTGTATTGGCTGTTAATGATATACCACTTCCTGCGGTTAGTTGTAATACACCTGTATTAGTTACCGTAAAAGAAGCAGCATAACCATTACTAACTACATTAGATAACGCAATACCTGCACCATTAGAAGGAGTAACGCTAGTAACTACTAGTGCTCCATTTGCAGTTAAATTACCTGAAAAACTTCCATTATTACCAACTAAGTTACCACTTACATTTGCATTGTCTGCATTTAATGTAGTGATGTTACCTGTATTTGCTGTAAGTAAGTTACTAACATTAGCATTAAAGAATGTTACGTTTGCGTTAGGTGATAAATCTTGTGATAAAGAAATTACACCATTAGATACGTTGATGTAGTTTCCAACTTCTACAACACCGTAATCTGTTGTTGATCCAAAGGGGGCTAGGTATGACATTTTTAATTTTCCTTATATAATATACCAATTTCCATCACGACAAAACAAATTAATGGTTTGCCATGGCACTTCCATAACGTAGGTTGTATTGCCATCAATCGTGCTGCCATCTGATGTAGCAATAGTAACTTTACGATTGCCTAATGGTGGACCCATTTCAGCTTTTATAATAATTTCGTCACAAGTTGCGCAATTTGCGGGTAATGTGATAGTAGTCGGTCTATCACTATTAACGCCAATATAGTAATCATCCATTTGAGCAATGTAGTCTTGTGATACCAAAATTGCCTTGCACTCGCAACTACAGTTTCCAGGCGGTCCAATAGGTCCTTGAGGCCCTGGTTCGCCTGGAGGACCTTGCTCTCCACGTTCGCCAATCGGTCCTTGATCTCCCTTAGGTCCTTGTTCTCCACTTGGTCCAACCTCGCCTTGATCTCCTTTAGGTCCTTGCTCACCTTGCGGACCTGGGGGTCCAGGGGGTCCAGGTGGTCCTGGGGGGCATTTGTCACATTCATCTCCATTATTATTAATTATAACGGTATCGTTACCTGCACCTGTATCAATAGGTATTTTCCCACCTGCTAGCTGTAACTGTGCATTTTGTAATAGTTTTGGATTTACAGGTTTACCATCAGTTAATGCAAGTAATGCTTGTTGTAGTTCAATAAGTCTACGATCATGTCCGTCCATAATAACTCCTTTTAAACAAGGGCAACTTCCTTGTGAGAAGTTACCCCTGCCTTAGCACAACAATGTTATAGATTAGCCAACGTTATTGCTTGTGGCTCTTTGACCAACACCTAATTGTGTTCCAAAGTTAACCATGCTATTACGAGCATCACTTAATTGACTACCAAAAGCTTGAATTTGTGACTGTAGAGCAGCCCACTGACCTTGATTTTGAGACTGTTCAGCGTGATATCTCCAATGACGGTGACCTTCACGCTCTTCAACGATTTCAGCATTACGCTCAATTAACATACGATTTAAATCTTGTGTTTTTAAATCATTGATAAGTGCACGTGTTGCCTCAGCTTGATTGTCAATCTTGTCGCTCAAGTAGGTTGACTGTTGCTGTATAGCAACTTGTGTCTTAAGTGCGTTGATTTCAGCATCTTTAGCTGCGCCCATGAAACCAGCAACCATGGCCTGTTGTGCTGAAATAATTTGAGCACGAATATCTTGTGTGTCACGAGCTACATCAAAGAACCTTGCGTCAAGACGATCAGCATTACGATCTACATCTGATGTAACTCTTGCTGTTGAATCTGAGACACGCTGATTAATATCAAATCGTGCGTCTTTGATAGCACCTTGTGTGTTATAGTCGCCTTTTAGGCCTTCTTTAACGATTTCATTGGTATGCTCTACTGCTTCACGACGAATATCGCTATGTTGATCGGCCAAATAATTTGTATCTACTTCTGCCATTTTTTTCTCCTAGGTTAATGAAGATTCCAATCTTCAATAGTACTTAAGAGAATTTTCGGCGTTATTTTCTATAATTTAGGACATATCTATACATGAGTATAGCTTTTACCAAAAATAGCCAATTGTGTTCTATTTCTTACGCCAAATTTTTTTAAAATTGTACCTATATGTAATTTCACTGTACTTTCACTAATATTTAAAGTTTTAGCTATCATTTTATTACTCGCACCACGATTAGTTACCATGTCAAGAATTTGATTTTGCCTTGAAGTTAATTTAATTGTATTTTTACTTATAACCACTTTAGTAACTTTATTCTTTTTAGGATGTAACAAATCGTGGGTATGTTTGGGTATATGATATTTGTTTGCTAATAAATCGTTAATAGATTCTTTTGCCTCTTGAGGCGTAAAACCATAAACTCTTGCAATAAACCCTGAAATATGAATATTGCTAATAGCATCTCTTATAAGTTTTAAATCAGTATTTTTTGTTATCGCTGCTACTATTTTTGTTTTTGAATTTATACTTCTAATTAATGTTGCTAATGTATGAATAATTTCAAACATACCAACACCTGCCATATTATAAAGATCTTCAATATCAATTGATACCCACGCAAAATTATTTTTTTCGTTAATGATGTATGAATAAGATTCTTGTATAGTGTTTACTCTAACAACATTAAAATTAAAATACTCAATTAATTTCATGTTTTCCTCACATGTAGTATGGTGAGGTCTTGTTGAGCTAATAACAAGTATATTGATTTTTTGTTGGTTCTCTGACGCTAGCATCATAATTTTCCCTTGATGTTACTGCTATTAGTACTTAAGTAAAGTATAGACCTTAATTTACGTACTAATGTCTATACCTATACTTGTACATACCTATACTTCGATCCGTTTAGTTTTTATACTTAAACTTTGAACGGTTTATTGTCACAGAAGATCGATTTATTTCCAAGCGAATTAAGATAAATAATATTATGAAAATTCAAGAGATTATGTTACTTAATGAGGGTGTTAATGACCCTAACATTTTTAAGGCTGTGTTTATGGCAGGTGGCCCAGGCTCAGGCAAAAGCTTTGTTGCCCGTAAACTTGGCTTGCAAGCAGCAGGACTACGTACCATTAATAGTGATGATGCTTTTGAATTTCTTCTTAGAAAACATCAACTTGATCCCAAAATGCCACCTGCAGAACAAGAAAAGCGTGACATTGTAAGACAACGTGCTAAACAAATGACCAAAGAACGTGAAAAGAACTATTTCCAAGGTCGTTTAGGTGTTATCATTGATGGTACTGCTAAGGATGCTGAAAAAACTGCTAAGACAAAAGCAGGTTTAGAAGCACTTGGGTACCAAACCATGATGGTGTTTGTCAATACTAGCTTACCCGTTGCATTAGAACGTAATCGCCAACGTGAACGCAGCGTACCTGATGAGGTTGCTAAACAAGCCCATGCTGAAGTACAAGTGGGTAAAGATGCACTACAACAAGTATTTGGCTCAAATTTTGTAGTTGTTTTAAATGATATAGAGCCTGATTTCAAACCTGCTTACAAAAAAGTACAAAGCTTTTTAAGGCAACCACTTACTCCAACCGCACAACGTTGGATCAACCAAAATAGCTAATCTATCCAATTTGTTTGCAAAATTATAAATAATGTGTGAATATTATGTCTTGGACATATATTCATTTTTCACACACAGAAAGGAAAAAACAAATGAAAACAGTAGGTGATAAACTCACACCATTCGCAATTACAGGGGTAAAACCCCACCAACCTGAAGATACATTCTTCACAATCACAGAAAAAAGTTTTGAAGGTAAATGGAAAATTATCGTTTACTATCCAAAATCATTTACTTTTGTTTGCCCGACAGAAATTGTCGGATATGATAAGCTATATCATGATTTCGAAGATCGTGATGCAGTTCTACTTACAGGTTCTATTGATAATGAATTCTGTGCTTTAGCTTGGCAAAATAATCATTTAGACCTTAAAAAAATCAAACATATCCAATTTGCTGATACACAAAGAGGTGACTTAAGTTTGGTTGAACAATTAGGAGTATTTTACAATACTGCTGGCGCTCCCTTAAGAGCAACATTTATTATTGATCCTGATAATGTTATTCAACATGTTACTGTTAATAATTTAAATGTCGGACGTTCACCTGAAGAAACTTTACGAATTTTAGACGGATGTCAAACTAATGAGCTTTGCGCTTGTAATCGTGCTGTAGGGGGAGAAACTTTATAAATCAGTAGGGCAGACATAAATACTCTAGAAGGAGTGTTTATGTCACATCGTATACCTTACACCTATTATGTATTTCATAGACCAACAGGCTTAAAATATTATGGCTCGAAATATGGAAAAAATGCAAATCCTAACACTTTTTGGAAACCTAATGGGTATTTTACATCATCTAAAAAAGTCAAAAAACTTATTATAGAATATGGCATCGATTCATTTGACGCAGAGGTTAGGAAAATTTTTGATAGTCCTGATAAAGCTATAAATTATGAATACAAATTTTTAAAGAAAGTGAAAGCTTTATTAAAAGATGATTGGCTAAATGATAATTATGGAGGAGAAAAATTTAGAAATATTGGTCCTGCTAGTGAAAAAACTTTGCAAGCACAAAGAAATAAAAAACAATCACTTGAAAGTAATATTAAAAGATCTAAAGCTCTTAAAGGAAAAGAAGTATCAAATGAAACTAGAGAAAAAATGTCAGTGGTGCAAAAAAATCGTTCACCTGAAAAAGAAGAGGAAAGACGAGGTAAAATTAGAGCAAAAGCAATAGGTCGTGGGCACAGTGACGAGACGAAATCTAAACTATCAAAAATATTTACTGGTACAAAGTGGATCAACAATGGTACTAATCAAAAAACAGTTAGGTTCGATGAATTAAACCAATATTTAGATTCAGGTTGGAAATTAGGAAGGATACTTACTATAGTGACATGTCCACATTGTGGAACTAGTGGTGTAAACTATAATTTAACAAGAAACCACTTTGATAAGTGTAAACAGAAAAAAATTTAAGGATTAGAACATGTTCAATTATGAATCTTTGTGGGATTTATATGAAATGAAATTTATCATAATTTTTCTATCAATAGTTGTAACCATTGTTCTTGCAACATGGTTATATGATAAGAAAAAGGATAAAGATAATCATGATTGAACTTATTTGGGCACTTGGTGCAATTATTTTAATTGATGTAGTATTAGGTGGTGAAAATGCGGCTGAACCATTGTTACAAGAATATATAGGAGAATTTAAAAATGTCAGCATGGGTTAATGTATTAAAAGAAGGATTGCCTGATTACGCAAAAGATATACGTCTAAATTTAGATGCAGTAATTTTACGTTCAAGCTTAGATCCTATCGTAGCTGAAGGATGTGCGCTAGCTGCAGCAGTTGCAACAGGTAATGGTGGTATTGTGGGTAGAATTTATCCTTCAATAACTGATGAAGTAGAACGTGATGCAGCAATGGCAGCAGCAAGCCTTATGGCACAAAATAATGTATGGTATCCATATGTTGAAATGGCAGAAGATGAAAATTTAAAAGGTTTACCTGCTCAGTTACGAATGAATGCAATATTATCACACGGTGGTACTACTAAAGTACGATTTGAAGCGTATAGTTTGTGTGCTAGTATTGTTGGCAAGTGTCACTTTTGTGTAAAAGCACATTATGAAACACTTAAAAAAGAAGGCTACACTGTGGAACAATTACGTGATATTGGACGCATTGCAGCAGTGATTAACGCAGCATGTAAAATATTAGTTGGGTAATTAATGAGAATAGCAATTATTGGCGCAGGTATTGCAGGAGTAGTACCTGCATATTTTTTGTCCAAAAATGGACACGATGTTACAATTTTTGAGCAAGAACGTTACGCAGCAATGCGCACAAGTTATGCTAATGGTGGACAAGTTAGTGTAAGTAATAGCGAAGTATGGACAACATGGGCTAATGTATTAAAAGGATTAAAATGGATGCTAAAAAAAGATGCACCATTGCTTATCCATCCATCATTAGATCTTGATAAGATAAAATGGATTACAAAATTCCTAGCTAATACTGCTAGTCGAGTATATAAACAAAATACTATTGAAACCATTAAGCTTGGTCTAGAAAGTAGATTGTTATATAAACAAATTATAAAAGATGAAAATTTAGAATTTGATCAAAGCAATTGTGGTATTCTACATATTTACAAAGATGCAAAATACCTAAATGCTGCTTTTGATGCGCAAGATATCTATGAACCACATGGGTGTGAGTGGAAAATGCTTGTCAACCATGATGATATTCTTGCAATCGAACCTAATCTTAAAGATATGGGTGGTTTAATTGGGGCAGCATGGACTGCTGACGATTGGGTAGGAGATATTCATAAATTTTGTAAACATTTATTGGATGTTATACGTTTAAAATATAATGGATGTGTTTCATTCAATCATGGCATTATAGACCCTAGAGCATTAACAGAGAATTTTGACAAAGTAATAATTGCTGCAGGAGTTGAAAGTGTACAACTTGCAAAAGAATTTGGTGAAAATTTACCAATTTACCCTGTAAAAGGTTATAGCATTACCATTGATGCAGAAGATGTTAAATCATATAAAGCAATGCCGAAAGTCAGTTTGTTAGATGATCAAGCAAAAATTGTCAGTGCAACACTAGGTACAAAATTACGTGTGGCAGGTACTGCTGAATTGTGTGGTTATAATCGTGACATTACAAGAAGTAGAATTGAACCATTGTTAAATTGGGTAAATGAAAACTTCCCTAATGTGGACACAAGCTGTTATAGTAGTTGGGCATGTTTGCGACCAATGACTCCAAATATGATGCCAATCGTGCGTGAAAGTAAAGTTAAAAATATTTACTATCATACAGGACATGGACATTTAGGTTGGACCATTAGCCCCGCAACAGCATTAAATTTAGTGAAACAACTTGAAAATTGATAAATATTAGTATGAGCGAAGAACACGACAAAATTAAACACAGTCGTCGTAGACTTAAAGACGAAAATGCTGTCAATAAGCAAGTAAGAATCGCTAAAGAACATGGTTTTAATGTTGAGGAACCACACAAATTTGCTAAACATCATGCAATGAATTGTGGTAATCCAAAATGTTTGTTATGCGCTAATCCTAGAAAGATTTTTAATGAAAAAACTATACAGGAACAGCGTCATGAACAGAAAAAACTATGGGAAGATGAGTAGTATTCGTAGTTATTACGTAAGAAATTTGTTTATTTGTGGTTAATTTAGATCATAAGTAAATATCTGGCACACATTTTTTAATGTGTTTTTTAATTTAAGAGGAATCAAGTATGAAAAAACTTTTAATTGCAGCATTAGTTGCAGGTGCGTCTACAGTAGCGGTTGCGCAAACATCCATTTATGGATTAGCAGATGCTTTCTATGGACAAACATCAGCAAAACAGTCAACAAATCAAGTTAGCGCAGGTGGTATGACTACTAGCTATATTGGTGTTCGTTCAAGCGAAAAAATTGGTGATGTTACTGCCACTGCAGTTCTTGAAACATTTTTACGTCCTGACACAGCAGCACAAGGTCGTTTTAATGGTGACACATTTTATGCAAGAAACGCATACGTTGGATTAAGTTCAAAAGCAGGTGAAGTACAAGTTGGTCGTGTAACCACACCAATGTTTATTTCCACTATTGCATTTAATGCTTTAGGTGATAGCTTTGTTTTTAGCCCAATGGTTACTGCAAGATATGGTGCAAGTAATTTTAACTTGGGTGGTGGTGGTTCTGACACAGGTTGGAACAATTCTGTATTAGTTAAAACCAATGCAGGTCCATTAGCACTTACAGGTGTTTATAGCGCAGGTGTTCAGGATGATGCAACAGGCACTAAACAAGCAGGTAAGAGTGTTGGTGCAATGTACTTTGCAGGACCAATTGGTTTAACAGCAACATGGCAAGATGTTGAGCAAGGTGCAGGTAAGCCAAGCATGACTTCAACTATTGTTGGTGCATCATATGACTTAAAAGCAGCAAAATTGTTCGCACAGTATAATCGTGTACAACATAGTGACGCAGTAACTAAAGAAGATCAAGGTTATAGCGTTGGTGCTACTATGCCATTAAGCAAAGCCAATACCGTTATGGTAAGCTATGCTAAGCATGGGCATACAATGATCAGCAACAAAACTTCAGAAACAGCATCATGGGCAATTGGTTTGTCACATGCACTAAGCAAGCGTACAGATTTGTATGCGGCAGTTCGTGATACAAGCTATACTAATGATGGAGTACATCGTACAAACGCAGCATGGGCAGACACTCGTGTAACAGGTGTTGGCGTACGTCATCGTTTCTAAATTTTGCTAAATTTAGGTGGTAAAAAAGGGGGCATTGCTCCCTTTTTTTATAAGTAATGGTATGATTAACAGTGTGTATGAATGGACTGAAAAGCGTGAAGAACTATATCGCCATATTAAAAATTTAAATGGTTACTATGGTGATGCACATAAGTTATTGAAAAATATAGATAAATTGGTTCGTGAGCTTAATATTTTAAATGTTCAATATCGTAATCGTGAAAAACCTTCAATTGCACAACAGGAAAAACTGTTGGAAATTAACAACGCAATTGATGTGTTGGAAAAATGGTTGCTCGTTGTAACCTTAACCCAATAAAAGGCTTGACAACAATCTAAGATCTCGCTAATATACCCATATTGCAGAACGCAATTATCTAGACAACTTACTAAGGAATACAAATGGGAAAAATTGATACTAGTTTTAGCTTAACAATCGATGAAGCAGAAAGTGCGCTTCATAGCCTTATTGATACCAAACTATCCATGTTCTTATGGGGTCCCCCAGGTATCGGTAAAAGCGATCTTATCCGTTCTATCGCACGTAAAAATAAATGGGCAGTACGTGAAGTACGCTTGGGTCAAATCGATCCAACCGATATTAAAGGTATACCCTTCTTTAACGCAGATAAAACATATTTTGCGTATAACGAAAACACTAAAGAATTTGAAGAAACCAAGGGTACTCTTGATTGGGCACCTCCTTCAGAATTTCCTGATGCTAAATTTGCTGAGCAATATGAGCGTGTTCTTCTGTTCTTGGATGAAATGAACGTTGCTGCGCCTACTGTTCAAGCTGCTGCTTATCAGTTAGTTCTTGATCGTCGTGTTGGTAAGTACCGTGTACCTGACAATGTTATTATCGTTGCAGCAGGTAATCGTGATAGTGACAAAGGTGTTACTTATCGTATGCCTTCACCCTTGTCTAACCGTTTTGTTCATATGGATGTGCGCCCTGACTTTAATGTGTGGCAAACATGGGCAGTACAAAATAATGTGCATAAAGATGTAGTTGGTTACTTGTCATTCGCTAAAAATGACATGTACGATTTCGATGGTCGTAACAGTGGTCATGCGTTTGCCACTCCTCGTAGTTGGTGCGCAGTGAGCAAAATTCTGCAAGAATGCGATAAAGTTCCTACAGATTTGCTTACTAAGATTGTTGCGGGTACTGTTGGTGAAGGTCTTGCTGTAAAGTTTATGGCACACCGTAAGCTTGTTGACAAAATGCCTGATCCTATGGATATTCTTGAGGGTAAAGTTAGCGAACTTCAAGTTAAAGAAGTTAGTGCCATGTACTCACTCACTGTTAGTATGTGCTACGAATTGAAAGACTTGAGTGATAATAACAAAGTACCTGAGAAAAAGTTTCACGAAATGTGCGACAATTTCTTTAAATTTATGATGGATAATTTTGAAACTGAGTTGGTTATTATGGGTGCAAGGATTGCACTGAAAACTTACAAGTTGAACATGGACCCAACCAAACTTAAGACTTTGACTGACTTCCATAAAAAATATGGTAAGTACATCAAGGAAGCAGTAACACCAAAGTAAGTTGCTAGATCAAGGGGGCTGAGATGCCCCCACTTGATTTAAAATAGTAACCGTGTTATCATGTTGCTATTACCTAAAGGAACATTTATGACAACCACCGCAAATACCAAAGAAAACAAAAAACTCAAAAAAGAATTTGAAGATCTTATCGGACCATTTGATCCTGTACTTGATCGTGAAGCACGTGATATTCTTACAAGCGCACGTGTAGCATTGCTGCTCAAACATTCATTTTTTGGTAATCTTGCTACCCGTTTGAAACTAATCAATGGGGATGAATGGTTAGCTACAGCAGCAACTGATGGTAAACGTTTTTATTACAATAGTCGTTTTATCAAGAAGCTTACACGTGGTGAGGTAGAGTTTCTTGTTGGTCATGAAGTACTTCACGTTGTATATGATCACATTGGTAGGATCGGTCACCGTGACCGTCAAATGTTTAATATTGCAAATGATTACGCAGTAAACGCTGACCTTAAACGACATAATGTAGGTCAGTTTATTACCACTGTGCCATGCTTGTATGAAGCTAAGTACGATGGTAAATCATCTGAAGAAATCTATGATGATTTGATGAAGAACATCAAGACAATCAGTATGGATGCACTGATCGATAAAATGATCGATGAACACCTTGAAGGTGATGGTGAAGGTGAGTCTGATGATGATGATGGAGATATGGATAAAACAGGTCGCAGTAAGAATGGACCTAAGAAAATGACTGATGCTGAGCGTGAGGAATTGCGTCAGGAAATTAAACAAAATATCATCAATGCCGCACGTAGTAGCGAAGCAGGTTCAATTCCTAGAGGTGTTGAGCGCATGATTAAGGACATTACAGATCCTAAAATGCCTTGGAGAGAATTGCTTCAAACCAATATAGTTTCTACTATGCGTGATGATTACACTTTCCTACGTCCAAGCAAGCGTGGTTGGCACCTTGATGCTATCTTACCCTCTATGAACTTTAGCGAAGAAATTGATATTTGTGTAGGGATTGATATGAGTGGTAGTATCAGTGATGCACAAGGTAAGGATTTCCTTAGTGAAATTCAAGGTATCATGGATATGTTCAGCCATTACAAAATTCATGTGTTTTCATTCGATACTAAATGCTATAACTTGCAAGAGTTTAATTCTGATAATATGGATAGCATTACTGAGTATGAGTTAAAAGGTGGTGGTGGAACAGACTTTGATGCAATCTTTAACTTCCTAAAAGATGAAGCTATCGAGCCTAAACGATTGGTAGTGTTTACTGATGGTTATCCTTGTGGTTCATGGGGGGATGCAAATTATTGCGATACAACGTGGATCATTCATGGTGATAAAAACCCTAACCCACCATTTGGTACATGGGCACTTTATGATGATGGTAAGTAATGGATGTATTTTGGTCTAATACTTTCAGTGCCAACAAGATAGGATCATACAATTCTTTCCTTACTCAAGATGGTGAGGAAAGAATTTTTAAATCGGTTCAAAATGGTGCAACTACACAAGATTGGGCATTTACTAAAAATTGCACAGGTCTAAATTTAGAAGATTATTTAAATTGTAGAGAGTTGGCTAAAACTGATGAACGTATAGCCCACTTATTAGAAGAACTTGAAACTGTTTATTTTTTAATTAAAAAATGAGTAATTTTAATTATATTGCAAGTTGGGATGAATTTGGTTTGGAAGCATTGTTTAACGTGACAAAAATGGATGAAAACAATGTTTGGAAAATCTTAAAAGATGAAAAAGCACAACCAGAAACTGTTCCATTGCGTCAATTAATTTTACGAGCACAATTTAACCCACAACGTGCATATGAAATATATGCATTTGTTTCTCCTTTAACTGAAGAAGATATTAGGTTATGTTTTGAGCATACACCACAAGTTATTGTTGAACAAATTAGGCAAGTTGGACATAAATTTTTTTCTAATCATGACCCACACATTAAAAGTAAAATAAAAATCACATAATGCTATGCCCCTAAATATTTGTGGTACTAGATATTAGGAGAATACCAATGGCAAGATTTCTTAAACATATTGGGATGCATGGTGATCGTAAGGTAGCAGTGGTGTTTAGACAGCTTCCTGGTGAGGAGCATATGGCACTTGTTGTTTACACCCAATTGTTAAATCAAAATATTCATGACCCACTTATTGCAAGTATTGAAAGCGATATTGGTCAAGCAAGTAAAGAGTTAGCTGACGCACTTAACCGTACACATACACGTGATGGTAAGATTATCCTTCAAGTATTGCACAATGAAGGTATGCTTAAAAAAGTTAACACAGAGTCAATTATAATGACTCCTGCTCCTAAGCAACATATACGTTTAAACGAACTAAACAAGCTATTAAACGAAATGGAGCAAGGCGAGGCAGCAGTACGCAGACTTGCTGAAATTGATGCTAGCAAGGGGCTACAGGACCCTGCAGACATTGCTAAGCGTATGCGTGGTGAACAACCTGCAGCAGATCGAATGTTTGGGTCACAGGATACATTAGGTGATAATGAATTAGCTAATAATTTGCGCCAACAAGCAGCTAGAATGAGCGCAGAGGCTAAGGGATTACTTGCAGAGGCAGATCGTTTAATAAAAGAAGCAGCACAAATGGAAGGCAGTGTAGTTGAAAAAGCACCTGTACCTAAGAAAGCAGCAGCAAAAAAGGCAGCACCAAAACGAACAACTAAGGCAAAAGCAGTAGCAGCATAATTATCATGTCCCCTGAAATTTTCCAAAAATGGGAACAAATTGTTGATGATGTTGACAAGATTAAAATCCCTGTAGAGTTTATTAAAAAACTAGTAATTCGCTTGGAAGGTAGGAAACAACGTACGTTAAACATTCAATCACTTATTAAATCAGGTCATGAACCCGATGAAGTTGAAGAAATTATTGCTGACAAACTTCGTGAGTTAGATGATGATATGGTAAGCATTGAATTTATTCTTGATATAGAAAATATAGCAGAAACGGTACAGCCTACCACTGACAATTTACTTAAAAATCTATAAACTTAGATAACTTCATGTTTGATTTTATAAAATGTATATGTATAATACATGATTAAAAGGATCAAACATGAATGTAAAATTAGTATCTTATTCTCAACCAACAGAAGAATTTAAAAGTCTTGGTCTTGAAGATGCCCAAGATTTAATTGCATATTGTGCAAGAGTTAGTAATCCATCTAACCAACTTAATACTGAAACTAGTGATAAACTAATACGTTATCTTATTAAGAACGCACATTGGTCACCATTAGAAATGGTCAGTGCATGTATGGAAATCACAACTACACGTGATATTGCAAGACAAATATTGCGTCATCGTTCTTTTTCATTCCAAGAATTTTCACAACGTTATGCAGACCCAACTAAAGATTTAAATTTTGTTGTACGTGAGGCACGTTTGCAAGACACCAAAAATCGTCAAAATAGTATTGAATTAGAAAATACTGTTGAACATGGCATACTGCAAGAAGAATGGGCACTTAAACAACTTGAAGTTATTGTTTCAGCAAAAAATGCTTATACATGGGCAGTAAATAATGGTATTGCTAAAGAACAAGCACGTGCAGTATTGCCCGAAGGATTGATGGAAAGCAGACTATACATGAGTGGGACCATTCGTTCATGGATACACTTCATCGAGCTACGCAGTGGTAATGGCACACAAAAAGAGCATCAATTAATTGCAGAAGAATGCGCAAAGGTTATCGCAAATGTCTTTCCTATGGCAACCGAATTGGTCACCAATGATTAAAAACTTACTTGAACCTACTAATGGTAAAGTAGCGCACCTTATGCAAAATGTAACCTATGTTGAAGTTTGCAATTTTAGGATGGGTGATGTAGAAGATCCTG